AAACAGGAAGCGGAAAGTCAGTGAGGTTTTCCGACCTTGTTGCCCAACGGAGCGACCATTGAGCTATCCGCTTCCATGATTATAAACTAAAGACGGTCAGGCTACTCTATCCATTGAGGATATTGTGGATGACCCCAATGCCACCGGTAAAGTAGCACTCTAGTACCTCATGAGCATATCGTGATTTGTTGCCAATAGATCCATAAGATCTATGGGCGCGGTCATTTCTGCCGCGCTCTGCCCTTGATTTCGGGGTAGACCAGACTTTACCTTCACCCTTACGCTGCTTTCAGCAGTGGGGTGCTCCGTTTCAAGTCGTTGCACCTTCCCCTTGCAGGGGCTTGGCTCAGTCTTCGCGTCTCAGCGTTGACTGAATTTACGGAGTGTTTGCATCCCTGATTTCTCAAGGAGGGGGCAATTTCTTTTACCCCATGCTCATACTGTCTCTGCACCAGCGCCCACTCGTAGTCAGCGTATTCCTGAAGGGTCCGCACGACGAACACAGAATCGACGTCGGCCTTCGGATACGGCAACCGCTCGCACAGGGCGATAATCATCCCGGGCGGGAGATACGGGTGGATCATGAAGGGGATGATGTCCGGGCTGCCTGGCGTCAGCGAGGACGTGAACTTGTTCAGGTCGATTTTGTTACTCATAGGTCTAAGACTTTTTGAACCAAGGCTGATACGTTCTTCTTTACATCACACTCTTTCATCCGCACAACCTTGTAACCGGCTGCTCGATACGTCTTGTCCTTTAGCCTGTCTCTGGCTATCGCTGTAGCCGTGAAATGCCAATACTCCCCATCGACTTCAATAACCAGCTTTATCGATGGAATATAAATATCCGGGAAATAACCAGCAATGAACTGGTGTTTGCAAAACTTTATATGACGACTCTTCAATTCACTTTGGACTTTACGTTCCAATGATGATTCAGAGTGCCATTTAAGCATTCTCTGTTTATGGGCAGCTTCTGCTTGTTCTTTAGTGAGATTTGCCCACCATTGCTTGTGCCATTCAGAGTTTTTTCGTCTTGCATCTTCACCGTACACTATTCCGGTCAATGCTTTTCGTCGAGCTTCGATATGGCGTTTTGATTGTTTCTTACCACGCAATGCTCGGCTTACTGCTGCCCGCCATTCATCAGTATGAACATAGCCGACCTTAGCTTCACAAAGATGCTTACGATGTTCCGGAGTAAATACTCTTCCTAACGCCGCAAGTCTCATCTTCTTCTTGGTCGCTCTTGAATGGTGAAATCCCGGTTTCCTTGACATTCTTTTTCTTAACCTATGGATGTGGTCATTTCTGCCACATTCTGCCCTTCAATTAGGGTTAGTTCAGACTTTACCTTCATCCTATGCTGCCAATGGCAATGCAGGATGCTCAGTTTCAAGTCGTTGCACCTTCCCCATTGATGGGGCTTGGCTCAGTCTTTGCATCGCAGCATTAACTGAATTTACTGAGTGTTTGCATCCCTGATTTCTCAAGGAGGGGGCACCTGTCTTGCACCCCGTGACATAAAACCCGCCAGTGAGCGTCTTCTGATCCGCACCCATGTTCATCGCGATGCGGAAGCCGGCGCCGGTCCCCGTGGATCCGACGACCTTGGAGGTGATGTTGAGCGCTTCCTGAGCGTTCAAGAGAATGACGGTCGGGCCGATCCTCTTGTTGTCCCAGAACCACTTCAACATCGCGTCGAGCTGGGTGATCCCGCACGCATTGTCAGCCGTGAGAGCAATTCCATCCAAGCTCTTCAGATAAGAACCGGAACCGGACATGAACGCCTGGGTGATGATCCCGGAGAAGTCGTTCGCGTCCTGCGAAAGATCTGTTCCCGGAGTGGTCAACGCGGCGTAGGACTGACCCGTTGCGGTGAGAGCAGCAGAGGCGCCGCTGTCCCAGGAATTGGTGGTGACGACGTCCTGGAGATACCACGGACCTGCCGCGATGCCGACATAGACCGCGTAGGCCACGGCACCGTTGACGCCAGTCCAGGTCGCCACGATCCGCTTGTTGGTGACGTTCGTGCTGTCGGCAGTGACGCCGGCAATACCCTTCCCGTTGGCGATCGGGATGGCCGTGGTGATGCCCGCGCTGCTCACCGTCCGGCCAAGATAGCCAAACAGGTTCAGCGGGACGATCTTCACGGTGTTGGTGACGGCTGTAACTCCACCGGTCGCGGAGACGGCGAGGGTCGGCGCACAAGTGGTCGTGCCGTCCATCGCGATGCCTTCCGTCGAACTGGCGTTGCCGCCGAGCAGGAGTGCTTCCTCTCCGATCATCGTCGCCTGAAGCGTGGCGAGAGCGGACACGGCTCTGAGATCCTCAAAACCGCGACCCTGCCAAAAGGCTTCAAACTGAACGACGTCGTCCATGCCGATCGACTTGTAGGTAGCCGACTTGTCACCCGTGGTGTAGGTGATCGCGGTGTTCCTGGTTCCGAAGGCTACGGACGCCTTCAGGTTGGCGGTATTGATGCCCGTGATCGTCTTCCAGTGAGTCGCCGCCGAACCGATCGCACCCATCTTGCGGGCGAAACGATTGCGGAGCGGGGATAACCAAATTTGTTGCTCTGACTCCGGCGAGTCAGGGATGAGACATTTCTGCTCACCTCTTGCAGTCACCTGCAAGTTCAGACTATGTCTTAAGAAAGTTTTCTTTGACGACGATCGGCCCATAGTTTCAATGAAGCCTGACGATGGCGTTCTTTCACTTCTGGTCGATTGTGAACCCGGCAGCGCTGTTCTCGTACTTCTGGCCGATTGTGAACTTCTTTCATTCGAGCCCAATAAGCAATAAGTCCAGCACCGCGAATTTGTCCGTCTAAGATAACACCTTTGCTTCTGAGATATTCTCGAAGCTGTCGGCGTCCAACGCTGTGCATCTTGGCTACTATATTGACAGAGTGGAAACGCTTGTAATCCTTCATCATTTGCTTCCAGTCGAATCTGGCTCGATATTTGACCCAGCGAGCTTTCATGATTTCGCTGAGTCCAATCATCTTGCATGTAACTCGACTTTTCTCGTAAGCCTGCTTCCACTTTTTGTTGGTCTTTATAGACATCCCCTTGTTCCAAGGCGCGTGACCCCACATAGGGTTGTTCGAACCTCGCTGGCTTTTGCAGATTACGGTTTGAACAGACGGAACTTCTCCGGGAAGTTTGTCCATAAGTTCTTGAATCTTCTTTACACATAATAATGGAGTTCCCATTATCGATGCACCGCGAAGACGAAGAACTGTGAACCCAGCCTTCATCATATTTCTGTCTCGATTTTGATCCTTTCGTTTCGAGACAGCCAATCGATGAGTCCAACCATCTGCTTCTATCACCAACTTTTTGCCAGTAACAAGGAAATCGACTACATATCTGTCCAGTAGCTTTTGTTGACACACAAAACTGATCCCAGCTTGTCTCATTACTTTCTGAAGAGCAATCTCTATCGGAGAGTACTGTGACTTGTGAGAACTGTTTGCAAGTTGCCTGATCGTGGCTTGTCGGTGGCGCTCCCTCGTTATTGGATTCTTGTGTGCTTTCCTCAAAGCAGCTAAATGATGAGGGGGTAGCGTTCCGTTGTACAACTTCTTTAGAGCTTTGCTGATATTGTCGCCACGTTTGTTGTTTCCCTTGCGCATTGACTTTCTCCTCCGCGTATAGTCGTTCGGGATTCTTGATGGCGGCTGCCACCAATCTTTCCACGGCGTTGTCTTTACAAATATAACCTATTCCTAGACAGAACAGGATATAAATAAAGAGTTTCGTCGTAATAGCGGAGTTTAGACCCAGCATTTGATCCCCTTTTCTAGTTTACTGGGTATAAATGTTTCGAGGGTCCACTGAGATCGTACCCAGTCAATCCCGAGCTGGTCGTCAACCCGGTCTTCATGATCTCCGGGGGCAACAGCGAAATGGGCTTGCCGAAAGCCTCTTTCGTGAGGTTCAGCACAGCCTGATACTGCTCCATCGTGCCGATGGATGAGGGTACTAAATTCTCGTTCATAAATACAAATCCTCCAACCCTATGTTAGAGTCGGTGTGAGGTTACTATTGACGTTTCCTGATCATGCGGAGGGCCAGCTCACGTCCGAGCGCTTGCTTGGTCAGCGGATCCTGTGTTGAATCCACCAACTTCGTTAGCGTGATGATCTCGGAATCGATTCCGGGCTGTTCCCTTGCATCACCTTGAACCGTCGCTTGTCTTGGATCCACCGCTTTCACGATGGGCAATGCAGGTGCTTTCTCCACTACAGCCAGGCGTTGGGCTTGTTCGTCGAGCCTCTTCGTGACGCCAGTCACGGCTTCGGTCACCTTTGCGATGTCACCTTCTTGCTTTGACGTAATCTCTGCAACTTTGGTAACTCCGTTTGTGACTTCAGCTTTCAGATCGGTCGACACAGACTTGATCTCGTCCGTGACGATTGCTTCCAAACTTGCAAAATCTTCCTGGATGCCTTCGACTTCTTTCGTGACCTTCTCGACCGAACCATCGACGGCCGTCTTCACAGCATCCTGAAAGTAAGAACTCGAGGCCAGCAACTTGTTCACGTCCACGCTGACCGCTTTCGTGATGTCCATCTGGCCGATTCGCTCGACGACCGCGGCGGTGATCTTCTCGATCACGGCGGCCTCGAACTTCTCTTCGGCAGGAACGGGCTTGGGATTCTCAGGTACCTTACAATCCGCCCCGAGATCACAGGCGTGGTCGTGCATGGCCTGGATCTTTGCCTGATCAGCAGCATTGTTCCGGCGGCCTATCTTCTCCAGGTCTGTCCCTTCAACCTTCTTGGCCGTCTCTTCCTCCATCTTTTTCTTCTGTTCTGCGGTGAGGTTCGAGAAGTCCGGGGTCAGTTTCTTGGAGCCTTTCTCTTGATCATACCCGGTCAGGTTTATGTTGGTGGTAATTCCTTCTGCTTTCTCGACCTTCTCTTCAGCACCGTGAACCGTTCCACCTTCCTCGGTCAGCTCCTCGGAGATTTCGACCAAGAACTCATCCCATGACTTCTGCATGAGATCTTTCTTCTCGGTGGCCGTGAGTGATTCCGACTGGAGGGCGTTCAGGAGGATGCGGGCGAGCGTGGAAGTCCACATGGGAAACAGGATGACCTCTTCGGTCTCTTCCCAAACCTCACCAAAGGACTTCGGGATGAATCGGATCTCACCACCTTCGGACAAAGCCGGAGATGATTCGGTGGGCCAGGGCACATCCTCTCCCTGCTTGTTGATGGCGGAGAATTCCTTCTCGGTGAACTTCCGGACGTCGGAGGATTCAGACTTCTCCTTCTTGTCTTCCTTCGCCTCCTCTTCCGGTTTCTCCTTCGCCTCCTCTTCCTTGCTGCCCTCTTCGCCAGGCTTCTTGCCCGTGGCTTCCGCCTCTTCCTTCTTTTTCTTCGCGTCGATCTTGTCCTGGATGAATGCCGGGAGAGCTTTCTCGACCTCGGCCACAGGTTCGATCTTCTCGACTAGCGGAGGTGCCGGAGCCAGCCCGACCTCGACGGCTTTCTTGAAAGCAGGGGTCATCTCAGGAGCCTCCAGGATCCCTACAGCCTCCGTGGTCACCAAGCCACCATCGGCCGACTTCACCAGATACACCGTTGCCTTGGCATTGGCTGGGTTGTCAACCAGTGAGGCCTCCGAGAACGTGTCGCAGAAGAGACGGTTTGCCTTGACAAGCTCGGCGCCCTTCTGAACTTCGCAAGGTTCACGACGATACCTGCCGTGGGGCACACCAATCGAAAAGCCCTTCAGCGTCCCATCCAGCAATTTCTCCCACGTCGACTGCGCCCCCTTCGAGATGTAGACGCCGATGTCGATCTTGCGTTGGGCGTCATTCGGCATGATCTCAACAGCAGATCCGACGGCCTTGGTCGTGTCATGCATCTCGCGGATGTTCTTCGGCCAGATCTCGACGGCCTTCTTGGCGGCGTCGTAGTCGACGATGTCACCCTGCTTGTCGAGGTCCTCCGTAGTCATGGTTCCATAAACCATTCGACGTTCCTGGTCAACCTTTGAGATGGGAAGGGTCAAGAACACCGATCCCTCCGTGGCTGCTTTTTCTACTTGCATTTCCTGACCCTCCGGTTTGGTTATTTGTGCGTCCTTCTGAATTCGTGACTCCTCGATGGCTTTCGTGATCTCTGCATCCGTCATCTTCAGCTTGTGACCGACGACTCCCCACGCCTGCGCAAAACTCTTCCCCTCGCACGACTTCATCTTTTCTTCCGTGGCATCGGGACCGCCGAGACAACGTTGGTAAACGCTATTCCACACGGCCAGCCACTGTCGCTGTTTTTTGGGCTCCAATTTCTTGACTGGATCGGGCAGATCGCTGATTTTGGTGTACGGCATACGAATCTCCTTATATGGCTTCGATCATCTGCGGGCGAATAACTCTGTGCGCGGCGGCCTTCACCACGTTGAGGACTTTTCCGCAGGCGTGACATTTGAACTTTGCCGACCGCCCGTCTTCCGAAAGCTGTGCTTCGCGCACGTGTCGGTTGTTGCGACTCCCACACTTGCACTTGAAAATGATCCTGAACCTGTTCTTGCCCTTCAAACTGACCTCTTCGGCGTAGACCACGTCGAATATGCTCAGATCCTGCTCTTCGAAGGGCTTATCAGTGCGTGGATTTATGATCAAGCTTGCCATGGCTGAAATCAGCTCCTGGTGCGGTCGAAGAAAGCCGGTACGTATAAACACCTTGCTTCCGATCTGAAAGTCACGCCTAGACGAGCCTCCGCGAGACAATCCAGCTTTTCAACGATGCTGTCCGACCTATTTAAGCTATTCACCGTCTTCAAACAGCTCCCTCGGGTCAAACCCGAGCATCCCCACCACGTCGGGCGAGGTGACGTCCAACAGCTTGTCGTCATCAAACTCACCGAGATCAGCCAACTCAGAGCGCCAATCCACCAGCTCACCGGAAACACCCCCGAAGTGAACTTCAGGAATCATTTGATCGATCCCTTCTTCCAGCACCTTCTCGACCTTGCTCACGTGCGCGACCGCACGCCACTTGGAAAACACTGACGGGTGAATGTACGACTGAAGCGCGACGACCGGCGTGTTCCCCAACTTGGCAGACACCGTCTTAGCCACCGCCTTGACCGACACCCTGTAGGACCGCTCGTCGGATGGAGCCGGCATCCGCGCCACCTCGTTCTGCGCGGTTCGCGTTCCCAAAAGTGTGCGGAAATCTTTCGTCTTGAAGCCCCCGTGATCCTGAGAATGCGTGTAGTCCAGAACCTTCTTGGAATCCGTGTCGAAGATCCTTCCTCCAGGACCCGAAGCATTTCGCCTGGCAAGCAGATCCTTCGCCACCACTCTGTCGGCGACCGGAATATCCAGACTGACGCCCTTCTTGCCGACAAACTTGAGTCTGACGTTGTCCGGTGAATCACCAACTACATGTTTGCCTTCAAGAGTTGTTGCACCGTAGGCCTTCTTTTCCGCTCCGGTGTCGCCCTCTCCGCCTGGACGAACACCTGTCTTCATGATCAACCGCAGAGCGGAGGCTTCTTCCTTGTTCCGACCAAATCGTATGTCCCGCTCGACCTCCTTGCTGATCTGACCTTCTTCCTTGTCGAGCTCGTTGATTCTTGCGAACTTCGCCGCGGCCTGCTGCTCGGTCCACTTCTCGCTGTAGACGGCCTGCTGTCTGCCCTTCGCGTCGACTCCGACCACATAAAGACTGCTCTTGGGATCATTGGTGTATCTGACATCCTTCCACGCTGGAGGAATTCTTATGTCTCTGAGGTGCTTGGGGAGCTTCTTACCACTCTCGTGCTTCCAGGTCTTGCTCTCCTTGTTGTAGACCGCCCGTTCACCACCACCACCCTCCGTCCACTGATTCCCGTGGAATTCGTGACCCTCCACGTCACCCTTCTCGATCTTAACTGAATCCCAACCGTGCGTATTCACATAACTATCTTCCATTATGTCCAAGTACTTGTCGGGATTCTTGTAATACAGTCGTCGGAACGTGGATCGCTGATCATCAGTCAACTTACCAGGATCATGAATAGTCATACCCAGCGGACCAACGCGCAGTCGAATTACACCCCGCTCATGTGCATATTGTTTCAATGCTTCATCAGTAAAGGGAATTTTATCACGTATGGCTTCCTGATGCAAAGCCCCATCCGTAACCTTGATCTTTCCATCAGGATACATGAATCCGGCAATCGTTCCTTCTTTTTCAGCTTGGGCAAATATCTCCTCAGGCTTATCCAAAAAAGTCCCGTCGATTTTAGCCGGTTTAAACTTTACTTCAACCCCACCAACTGTATATTGGTTCCCACGAAACGGATGACCTTCAGAATCTCCCTTCTCCAGCTTGGTCAGGATAGCCTGCTCGATCTTCTCCACTGCATCGAGGAACTCATCATCATCCAAATCTTCAGGGTCCACCTCACCGGGCATGGCGAGGAAGCTGCGGGTGCAATTCGGATGGGCTGACGGATACTCCCGCGCCAGCTCGATGCTGATGATCAATCCGTCGACGGCTGCGCACTCTTCATCATGCTCTTCTCCATCGACCACCATTACAGCTTTTACTCCGCCCTGCGCGTAACCTTCTACCTGTCCCCAATTCAATGCGAAGGTCGTTTCGCTGCGTGCAATCATCTTCGCACGCCAATCAGTCATGTCTGAAAACGTCTCTTGCAGGTTCTCGGCGATCCCCTGCAAACCGGTCTTCTCAGCGAGGGCTTTGTTGAAGACCCCGGTCAGTCTCGTCCTGGTGGTGTTGTCGATCCCGTTGACCAACTCCTTCGAGAAGTCATCCAGGCTGCGCACGATCTTCTCACCCAGACGCCGGGAGCGGATGAAGTTCTCGGTGTTCAGATCTCTTATGTCGAAGTTGTCCTCCGGCAAGACTTGCCCGTACGCCTCTGACCCGCCCGCGGCGATGACGTCCCGCCAGAGATCGGCGATCTGCGGGGCGTACTTCTGGGAGACCTTGTCCAGGTCGATGCCGTTTATGATGGCGTGGATCTCGTCCTGGGTCAGCTCACCGGAGGAGTCGAGTTTTTCGATCTCTGAATTTACTGTCTTTAATAATTTCACTCGACCAATACGAGCGCCAGATGGTGTTAGGACACGACCTTCACTACCAAAGGGCAGCTCAGTATAAACTGACCATCCATTAGCTTGCCCTTTGGGACCCATCAACAATTGGATCCCAGATTCTACTTCCTTCTTCGACAGTCCAGTTTCTTTCACCAAGAAATCAATCGTAACGTACCGACCTTGCCCAGAAGCACGATAAACTGAAATGATCTTTTTCGCGTGATCTTCCGGTTCAACTCCAGTACTAGCGAATTGGCCTTGCTCGTCTCTCGGCTGGTCTTCAGAGTACTTGTTCAGCTCAAGCACGGGGCACCTTCGACTTGATGGCATCGACCACCGCCTGGCCCTGCTCTGCGAACATGCGGGCGAAGATCTCCTTCATCCTGGCTTCGGATCTCTTGCGGACGGCTTCGAGCTTAGGGTTGCGGCGGGGCTTGGTGGCTTTTTCTAAATCCACATCAACCGATTTCCTGGGAGTTGCCTTACCTGAGCTGTCTCTTGTACGTAACATTCGATCTGCTCGAGCATCAGCTGAACTCGAAGTAAAAGATGAACTTGAACTGGCAAGACGCTGACTATGAAATTTATAACTCGACTCAATTGCACCATCATTTCCAGTCATCTCACCAGCATCGAGATCTTTTACCATCTCACGTTTCATTCGCCCCAATTCCCGAGCATCCTTTGCCTCAGAAAACTTGGCGTCAATATGAGGAAACCGCTGCTTGTATCCCTCATACGAATATGGATCTTTTACCTCTCCCTCACCCCCCGTGTACTGATTGATACCCTCGGGATTGGACTTCTGAATACCACACAACTCAACACCCTTCTCAATCTTCTCCAAAGCCGCCTGGATATCATCTACCACTTCAACCGGAAGTGAACACGTCTCAAATTTCCTCAGCAGCTTGCCTTGCTTGATCCGATTGCGGGCAAATTTCTTCCACGTCAACAGCTCGTTCTTCTTCTCATTCGTGTCGGCTATCAATATGTGCGTGGAGTAGGCGTTGAACAAATTATCTATCTTCTCCAGCTTCACCTCACCCGTGTCACGCTCGACTCCTACAGCCCGGTCATCCCACAACTCGATCATTCCGGCATCTTTTTCGTTCGTGATGGGAAGCTCCTGCCCGATGTGCTCCCGACACCAGTCGCGGATCATCTTTTTCGTCTGCCAGTTCTGAGCCGGGTCCGGGCTCGACACGCGGGCGGTCAGGATGCGGACGTCTTCGCCCCGGTCCAACCAATCCTTCACGCGCACGACCATCTTCGGGACGGGCGGGCCGATGATCGACTTGTCTTCGGTGTGCTCGGCCAGCGTACCATCCAAATCTACTCCGACCCAACCACCTTCAGTGCCGTCACCTTTTTCGACTTTTGTCTTTGCAGCCAAAGCCTTGGACTCGGGCTTCGTGGCCGGGGGGCCTGCCTTACCGCCGGCCACTGGCTTAACGACAGGTTTTAATTGCGGCGCGGCCTTGACACCTATTGCGGGTGGCACGACCGGTTTAGTACTAAGCGGCGTTTCGGGCAAGGTTGGATTTTGCATTGATGCGGTGGCTGCTGCGGTGGTCTCGGTCTGAGTATCCTGATTCGGGTGCTTCTCGAAATAACTCTTGTACTGCTGTTGATAATCCTTCGCCTCGCCCTCGATCGGTATGAAGCCAGTCGGCGACATGATACCATTCGGGATCCCGATGGGCTTCTTGCCGGCGTTCATCCGGGCCTCATCGATGGAAATGATGCCGCTCTTGACGAGCATGACATCCTTCTCGGCCTGTGCCTTCTCGTCCGTCGTCCGCTCTTCAGTGAATATAAACCTAAGCTGTGGCATGCCCTGAACGGTCTGAATTTCGTTCGTTATGATATCCTCGATGAAGTTCCAGAGTGGTTCTGTGGCTTCGTCTTCCGCCGTGTCGGCTGTCTCCGCCGTGGACCGGTTCATCTGTGACACGTACGGAGTGGGGCTGGTGTGAAAGATGGCACAACACCTACGGACGATGAACTCGGATATCTTCGTGACCTTGATCGACATGTCACGCTCGATCATTCGCTCCAGCTTGAACCCGTCGGGCATGAAGTGAAGGCGGTTGCGAAGATTCGGATCACCCACGATCGAAGCATTGAACTTGTCCGTGAATTCCATGATCTGCGTCATCGACCATTCCTTCGGCAACGTGGCGAAACCAGCCGGTACATTTCCCTGTGTGAAGTAGTTCAAATCATAGATGTCCCGACGAAGAGCTATGTTTATGTTCAGCAGCAGCCACTCGACTTCAGACATGCCGTATGGACTGTCGTTCGACGGATTCCGAACGCAGTACAAAATCTGATCCTGGGTGAAGCCCTCATAGACAACACCTTTTATGATCTGCTGAAACGCCGGGTAGGGTGGAGCGGGCGGGCGACCAGTGACGTCGATCAGCGGTTTGATCGTCCTCCCCGACAAGACCTCGTGCGCGGCAACACCTTTGCCATCCCGGGTCGGCCAGCGGGCGATCGTCGCCGCGTCGTATAGATACGAGTCTTCAAGAAACGCCGCGATCCAGATAGCGAACGAATCCCTGCCGTTCGGCTTCATCCAATATTTAGTCAACGCCTCCATCTTGTCCTGATACTTGTCGATCTTGTCGCGTTCTGCCTCGATCGGCACGATGGCCCATTCACGTCCTCTGATCTTGTTCTTCTTCGCCTCGATGCAATACCTGACCGGATCCCAAGCAGCCATCGCCTGAAGAACGTCGAAGCCCGTCAGTCCGGCCCGTGGCATGAACTGGATGTTGTACGACGATGGATAATCCCACTTGCGGGTGTTCGCCATGTCCCGCTCGTAAGGCGCCAACGGCTCACCCGGAGGCATGAAGCCCGTCGAGAAACCACCGAGGGCTTGCGCGGCCTGACCCGCCAAGGACTGACTGCGGGCGGTCAGATATGCTCCTGGATTCTTGGCGATCTCCGACATGTCCGTTCTACGAACCAGATTGGTGTTGATGCTGGCAGCCATCGGGTCAGTTCCTTCTCATCCAAAGCGATTTATAAATCCGCTCCATGCGTTTTATCTCCTCGACCGGTATCACCAAGATCAATCCATCCGTCTGACACCGGATGCGCAACATACCATCCGGGCGCTTCTGCTCATCAGTGATCGCCCAAGCCCAATCATGCTGTTGGACTACGGGTACTTTTTCAGATTCCATGATCATTCTTGAATTACAGGTTCCCGTGGTGGTGTGAATTGATCCTGCGTGTCTTTGTACAGCTGTTTCAGCGATGCCTCGGCGACCTGCAAGGCCATCCGCTTGTCGATGTTGTGGTGGCCAGCAAGGTGATTGTCTTCATAGATCTGCCGGACGTGATCAGCGCAAGTCTTGATGGTCCGTATCTCGACTTCATGCCTGACGGCGCGGATCAGCCTGCGCTGCAGCGCGTCGGTCGTTATCCAAAGTCCGAAGAGTTTCATTTCGTTATTTCTTTGCCACCAGATAGATCGCTGTGTCCCGCGCCGAGCGATCGGTGGAGAACTCGTGGTGCTCCAACCTGGCGCCGAGCTTGTCCTTGTACTCGACGACGAAGCCCGTCGGAATCCGGTAGGTCTGAATCACGCCGTCGTTCTTGGTCTTGAACAGGCGGGGCTTTTCAGGTGAAGTGAAGACTTCTTCCGCGGGAGCGGTGTCGAGGATGTTCTTGTCCGTCAACTCCTGTGTAGTCACGATGACCTCACCCGTCTTGCCCGAGTTGCCCTGCGTGGAGAGGGCGGCTTCGGACATATCCGTCTCAGCTTTACCTTCGGGGATCAGTGACGCTAAATCCGCAGTAGCAGGAATTACGTCAACACCAGGAGGGAGGTAGAAGTCATCCTTGTAGAGGTCGGAGGATTCAGATTTCTTTGTGGATAGATACCATTGAAGACTCTTGTCACCCCCTTTTCCACTCGATACCGAAACCGTTCGAAGATATGAAGTACTGCTGCCAACGGCAGTTGAGTCTGGATTGGATGTTTTTATCTTAAAGTCATGATTCCAATTGCCTGTCTCTTTATCAACTGAAATTTGATGCATCCCACTAACGGTCTTACCACGATATTCCATTTGCCCCGGCTTGTCATAATAAGCCATATCCGGGCGAGCAGGAACACTGCGCTGCTTGTAGCCCGCCTCAGTCAAAGCTGGACCGCGTGCAGTATCACCTTCCTTTTTATCTCCATCACCAGAACTGCCTTCTCCTCCTCCCGATCCGCCCTGTTCGCCTGGCCTGCCTTCATGTCCGAAGTTTCCCGAGCCTGGCCCGCCCTTCATGATCAGCCCCTTGAAGACGTTCGTCTCGGGAGCGAGTCTGATGCCGGTAAACATCGAGGAGTGATCGGAAGCCTGGACGGCCGGGGCGAGATCGTGAAACGTCTGCGCCAGGGGAACAGCGGCGGGGAAGTCGCCGTGAGTCGCGCCGCACTGAGTCAGAGCTTCGGGCAAGGGCTGGTGGCCGGCGAACATCTGGTCGTGCTTGTGGAGGTCGG